GCTCCGAAAATGGCTTTAAGGTCGTTTCTAAAAATGCTACAACAGGTGCATACACTGATACAGCAGTAATTGCTTCAACAGGTATTGTAACAAATAAATATGTGAAGCATGTTGGCTTTGCTACAGGTGTAACAGTAAACACTACAGCAGGAGACAGTCCTACAATCGGTGAGTTCACTCAACCTGCAAACACAATTATAACTGACATTAAAATATTTTGTGATACATCTCCTGTTATTGGAACAGGTGATATTGGATATGAAGTCGGAACATCTTCTTCTGGTGCTCAGATTGTTGCTGCTGTAACAGACGAGATATTAGATGGTGGTACAACTGTTGTTGCTCATAATGTTACGACAACAACTCTTGTTGTACAGACGCAAAGTGGAACAACAGCTCCTGCGTCTGTTCAATACACAGACACTGAGAGAACAATCTATTGTAATATTACTAATACAGTTGATGCGACCACTGCTGGTTCTTTTACTTTCATTATCGAGTATGTGCAGATTGCATAATTCAATTGGGCGAGACTTTGTCTCGCCTTTAACTTAGGAGAAATTAATGGCAGATCTTACAAAGTCAACAAAAATTTCAGAAAATTCTCGTGAGGTTGTTTTTGCTTTCCAATATCAATATGTTGACACAGGCAATGAAAGTGCAGTTCTTAAAATAGATGTTTCTGGTTTAACAGCAGATGCTGATGGGAATGCTTGCACAGGGATTCGTATCGCAGAGTGCTGGTGGATAATTAAAGCAATGACAGTTCAAGTTCTCGCAGATGCTGACACAGATATAATTATTATGCATCTAGATGAGGGTCAGTCTGGTTATCAAGACTTTTCTAAATTTGGTGGATTGCCTACAACTTCGAGCTATGGTTCTAGTGGAACAGGTGATGTTAAATTTACGACAACTGGTGCTGGTGCTGCAGGAGACGCATATCAAATTGTTATCAGAGGGATTAAACAGTATTAATGGCACTATCAGGAACAGTAGCATTTAGACCAGATGTAGAGGAGGTTATAGCTGAGGCTTTTGAGAGGTGTGGATTAGATCCTCAGACTCGAACAGGACATCATGCTTCTTCTGCTCGAAGGAGTTTAAATTTATTGTTTAGCGAGTGGGCTAACAGAGGAATTAATCATTGGGCAGTTACTCAGAACACTTTAACTTTAGTTAATGGTACAACTTCTTATGCATTACCAGCAGGAACAATAGACATTATTGACGCTGTTATAAGGGAAGGTTCTACTGATCAGACAATAAATAGAGTTACGATAGCTGAATATAATCAAATACCAAATAAAACAACTGGTGGTAAACCAAGCCAATATATGCTTGATAAACAATATACTCCAGTTGTTTACTTTTGGAATGTTCCTAATACAAGCACATACAGTATGGTTTATTGGGCAGTTAATCAACTTGATGATATTACACTATCGAACCAAGACACAGATGTTCCTTATAGATGGAGTGATTGTATATCTGCAGGACTAGCAGCAAAATTATCTTTGAAATATGTTCCTGAAAAATTTCAAATATTAAATGAATTGTATGAAAGATCTTTTAACTTTGCAGCATCTACAGATAATGATGGTGTAAGTTTACGAATACAACCAACAGCATTGAATTTGACATAACATGGCAAAATATTCAAAAGGCAAAAAATCATATGCGATAAGCGACAGAGGAGGTCAAAGAGTAAGATATACTCAATTAAAGACTACTTGGGATGGTTTACGTGTTGCACCAGACGAGTGGGAACCAAAACACCCACAATTAACGCCAGTTAAAAATGTTATAGATGCTCAACAACTTTTTAAACCTAGATCAACTGGTCAGGATCGTGAAGATGTTGTAATTTATCTTGCTCATACTTTCGATCCATTCACTCCCTCTGTAGAAAGAAAATCAATAGGTGCTGCAGGTTTAGGTACTGTTGGTGAGATTAATTCTGATGATATAAGTTTATTGATATTAGAAACAGGGACAGCAGGTACTGGAGCTGTAGGTACAGAAACAATTCAAATGGAGTCTAGTCCTTCAGCTTCAGGTTTAGGTGGCACTGGTGCTGTAGGAACAGAAACTGTTGAGCTTGCAATAACTGAAGCAGGTGTAGCAGGTACTGGAGCAGTGGGCACAGAAACTGTTGAGCTTGCAATAGCTGAAGCTGGGGTTGCTGGCACTGGTGCTACTGGTGTTGAATTAGGATTCTTAGAAGTTACAGGAAATTCAGGTAATGGTGGCACTGGTGGTGTTGGTGTTGAGGCACTTAACTTATCTATCGCTGAGACAGGTGTAGCAGGTACTGGAGCAGTTGGTAATGAAACTGTTGACATCCCTGCTTGGGGATTTGGCACTTGGGGTTCAGGAACGTGGGGTAATTAAATGAGTTATACAACTTTAAAAGCCAATATACAAAATTTTATGGAAGATGATTCTACAGAATTAACAGCTTCTATAGATGTTATAATAGCCCAAGCTGAAGAAATGGTATTGCAAAGATTGCCAAATTTACCTTGTTTTAGAAAAGTTACAACAGGTAATTTAGTTATAGGAACTTTTGAGTACACAGTTGCATCAGCTAGAATGATAAGACAAGTTTCGGTTACTGATAGCAGTAGCAATGTTAATTATTTGAATCACAGAGTCGATTCTTATTTAAGGGATTATTGGCCAAACTCAGCAACTACTGGAACGCCAATAATGTATAGCACGAAAAACGCAACAACATCAGGAACAGTAATAGCTCTTGCTCCTACACCATCTGCGACTCTTGCTTACCAAGTTGATTTTATTGCTCCAGAGACTGGCTTGAGCTCAAGCAATGCAAACAGCTGGATAGATACAAATGCTCCTGCAGTTTTATTGGCAGCAGCACTTTATGAAACTTCTGCTTTCCTTAAAGCAGCAGATACGCTATCACTATATAAAACGCAATTTGATGAAGCTGCACAATTATTTGTTCAAGAAATGCAAAGAAACTATGCAGCAGAATACGAAGGAGGTATTTAAATGTCAATAACACAAGCAATGTGTACACAATTTAAAAGGGATGTTATGCTAGGTGTTCACGACCTAGATACGCATACTATAAAAATAGCACTTTATACAAGTTCAGCGAGTTTAGATGCATCAACTACAGCCTATACTACAAGTAATGAAGTTGCTAATGGCAATGGATATACGACAGGAGGTGTAACACTTGCAAATGCCTCTGTAGTGACAAACAGCACAAGCGGTTGTTTTGATGCAGATGATCCAAGTTGGACTTCGGCAACTTTTACCGCAAATGGAGCATTAATATATAATGATTCAGCGAGCAGCAATGAAGCAATAGCAGTTCTGGCTTTTGGAGGTGATTTCTCTGTTGCAGGAGGAACTTTTAAAATTGTTTTTCCTGCCCAAACAGCAAGCAATGCAATAGTAAGGATAGACTAATATGACAAGCACCTATGTAAATAATCTTAGATTAAATGAGATGGGGACAGGTGATGCCTCTGGTACATGGGGTACAATCACCAACACTAACTTAACACTAATTGCTGATGCTTTAGGGTATCAATCTAAAACAGTTGCTAGTGCATCAACAGACACCTTAACAATACCAGACGGAACAGAAACAGATAACGAGGCAATTAGTCTTTATGTAAAACTAACTGGTGGAGATCAAGCTTGTACAATAACAGTTGGACCAAATACAGTTAAAAAGATCTGGATTATAGAAAACGCAACGAGCTATGTAATGACTTTAACGCAAGGCAGTGGAGCAAATGTTATTCTTGCTGCAGGTGTTACAAAGATGATTTACGCTGATGGTGCAGGGTCAGGTGCTGCACTTTTTGATGCTCTTGCTTCTTTAGAAGTTGGTGCAAATTTCTATATTAAAAATGCGTCTACTGGTGACGATAGCACTGCACAACTTTATTTGCAGACAGCGGAAGCAGATATTGCTGTAAATGACGTTTTAGGAAAAATAAACTTTCAAGCTCCGAATGAAGGAACAGGCACAGACGCTATTTTAGTGGCTGCAGCCATCCAAGCTAAATCAGAAGGTGACTTTAGTTCGTCAAGCAATGCAACAACTTTAGAATTTATGACTGGTGCTTCAGAAGCTGCAACGACTAAAATGTCTCTTACTTCTGGTGGTAATTTAGATGTCACTGGTGATATTACAGGTTCTACTTTAAATGCTGATGGAGACACTTCAGCAGGAGATAATGCAGCAATAGGATATACAGCTTCTGAAGGATTAATTTTAACAGGTCAAGGCTCTACAAATGATGTTACTATTAAGAATGATGCTGACGCTGATGTTATTTCAATACCAACAGGAACAACAGGCGTAACTTTAGCAGGTGCTTTATCTGGTACAACAGCAACATTTACAACTGCCGACAATGATGCTGTATTAACATTGAAGTCTACTGATGCAGATAATGCTTTAGGTCCATTATTAACATTACATAGAGATTCAGCTTCACCTGCTGATGGCGATGCAATGGC